CTGAAATGTTAAAACCTGATATTTCTGCGTCAGTTGAAGCTAAAGTATCTCCGATGAATGTTAAAATTGCTCCTCAAGAAAATATTCAGCCAGAAGCAATAACCATTGCTGAATCTATACTTCAGAAAGAAAATATAAAGAAAGCACTGGATACGAATATTCAAAAATCCAAAGAAGAGCAAATGTCTAGACAAACAATCAATAAACTTCAACCAGCATTTCAGCGCATTGAAGAAATTTTGTCTTATCAAGGTCAATTAAACAAAGCTAAAATGGATTTTAACAACGAACATTACACAGTGGCGGCAAGCCAATCTTTGTTTAACCTCACGGCTAATCAAATTGGCAATATGCCAACTTGGAGGCAATAAAAAAGCCCCCTTTCGGGGGCTCCTTCAATCCTGCTTATTCTTAAGCGTCTTGAAGTAATCCAGCGTATCCATGTCTTCGGCAGGGACCTGACTCACTGTAGAGTCATCCTCTACAGTGCGCTCAGAGGCTTCGTCAAACTGCTCGCGAATGTCTTCGCCAACGGTCTTCTTGAACCGCTCCTTTAGCTCGTCATAAGACTTAAAGTTAGACGGATGCAGAAACTCCTGCAACTTGTACTGCTTCTTCCACAGCGCTTCAAGCTTCTTGTCGTCACCGCCCATAAGAGGAGCGGGGGCAGCAAACTCGCTACGGTCGTAGTTGACGTAACCACCAACATTGCGAATCTTCAGCTTAAAGTCAGCACCCTCCCAGAAATTAAAGGGATCGGTCGGGGTCTCGTCCTTGAACTCAGGGCTCATCAGAGACTGAACTTTTTCAAAGATCTTGGTGCCGTACTTAAAGAGAAACACTCGGCCCTCATTCTCTGAGTTGGAGGGATCACTGACAACAAGAATGTTGCTAATGTAGTTTAGCTTGCGCTTACGCTCACGGGCAATATTCTTGTCCTCTTCCATGCCACTGTTCCAAAGTTCAGTGTTGGCTTCACAGACAGGGCACTTCTCTCCAAGGCTAGTGCGGCAGTTCTCAATGAGCCAACCACCCTTGCCTCGGAAGGCATGCGTGTACATCTTGATAAAGGGAACCTCTTCGCCCTCGGTGGGGGGAAGAAAACGAATGACGGCGTAGCCGTTCTTAGATGCATCAATACCGGGCTTCCAGAACCGATCATCCTTGTAGCTTTCCTTGCTATTAAGACTCTCCAGCTTCTTGCTGAGATCCTCAACCGAATTCTTGCTACGCTTCTTAAAATCTGCAAAACTCATGTGTAACCTTTCTTTCTCCGGGATCTACCCGGACCTAAAAATTATCAGAGGACATTCCCTGATATGCTTATTCTACCATATTTATGGTGGGTGTCAATCATCAATAGGGAGCTTTTTCTTTTTTGGAACTTTTAAAAGATGCTTTTCTTTTGCTTCCTCTTGAATTTTTTCAATAATAGGCTTTGTTAAAAGTTTTCCAGCAGCGGCTGGCTCAATATTCATTTCTTCAGCTAATTCAATTATACAATCCATATAAGACAATTTTGTTGTTTGGACTCGTTTCATGACATTGGCTGAAAAGGCTAATTTTGCTTTTTCATCTAGATACATAACCATATTATAGCATACTTTAAAAATTTATCAATACTTACCACAGTCTAAATATCTCAGACTCGGAGTATAAATGGCAAACAACCTTATTATTAATATTGCTGGAGGAAATACCGCTAACATCGCTACAAATGATGTAGCTGGAGCTCAGTATCAAGTTTTCAAAATGGCATATGGCAACACTGGAAGCGCGACCTTGGTCACTTCCAGCACACCATTTCCTGTAACTTTGTCATCAGGTGTCACTGCCAATATTGTTAATTTTACTAATCCAGTCATTGTGGTCGGTAATAGCGCCGGAGACGCGGTCTTCGTTCAAGGCACCGTAAATATCCAAGGTGTCAGCGGAGCTCCCCTAGCGGTCACTGGGGGCATTCCTCGCAGTTATACAACAGACAGCATTGCTGTATATGGCTACAATGGAAATTCTTTTATTCAAGCAACTTTAGTTGGATCCGGTGGAGCTGCGATTGGAATGTCTGGTAGCGCCATCCGAGTATCCGTCCAAGATATTACAGTTACTGCCAGCATCAATCCTGTAATTTACATTCAAAATTATGGATCTACCTCTGCCATTCGGGTTGAAGGAAATTCTGGTGGATATCCTGTAAACGTCGGAGTGTGTGGTACAGTCAATATTTACGATACCAATATTACCAATGGCTTAACTGCGATCTATGGTGAAATCGTAGATCTTAATAATAATCTAAGCACCATTGGAATTTCTAGACCCACAACCTTCATCTCTGGCAGAATGACCGCCACTACTGGCGTCACTTTCATGTATGGCGCTGGCTATACTACTGGAAACGGAGTTCAAGTAAAGGCATCTTCAGCCAACACAGACATCGTCTACATCAACTCAGATGGAATAGCGACAGTGGGATATGAACTAGACCCCGGCGAAAATATATTCATCGACGTTATCAACATCAATACAATTTACGTTAGAGCAAAATCTTCTTCCCAGATAATTTCATACTTGGCTAGCTAATGAGCAGTAGTGCGTTAATAAATGTAAAATCGACACAGGCATTTACTTTGGAGTTTTTGGGTGGCACAGCCAGCCCATGCTACTCCAAAGGCTTGCTTGAATCGTCGCCTGCCATTTATTTTACTGGAAATAGTATGTTCTTTGATTATTCACAGAGCAAAATTTCTGGAGATCTTAGATTTTTAAAATTATTCTTTGATGGTTTAAATGTAGGAAATACATTAAATTTTTCTTCAGGCACATACGTAAATATCGACACTGGTGCGTCAACCAGTTGGAACGGACAACTTACCCTTCAAGGTAAAACTGGAACATTTAATCAATTTTTATATTTTTCTGGTGTATCTGGAATTAGTAGCTTAACTCAGTCTAATTACGATCCAAATCTTTTTACCAACCCAATACAGTTTAGCGCTACTTCTGGGGCTACTGCAAACCTTTTGTTATTTAAAAATCCCGGTTTGGATCCATTGAATTTTAATTATTTGGGTCTGTATGGCAGCGATTTAAACATCGAAGAGTATATTCAAGTCGATACAAGCACGTTGAATCAATACCGGATTCCAGTAAAAACTTCAATTAAACTAAATGATGGTTCCGAAGCCATCTATCTTTCTCCTAGCTCAACGATAGTAAATGAAAATCTTTTTTTCCAAAAAAGCTTAGTTTCCGTTTATCTACGTGGATCATTGACTCCAGACCAAATTAATTTTGATGAAACAATCAATGGAGTTATGAGAATTACTGCTGATAGTCCGGGTCAGTTTAGCCTAACATTAGATAATCAAAACTTTCAACAATCTATTTTAACAAAATATTCGAACCCACCGACGACGGTGTACTACTACTGGTATCCAAATTTATCACTTGGATCTTTTACCACAAATAACGTACTTCCGTATACGACAGAAAGTTACAGTTTCACTCGGATTTATCATTTAGTGTATAACACTGTAGTCGAAACTGTGTTCGTATCATCTGCACTAAATGAAGTTCCTATCATTGCCACCACGGAAACTTATAATAATATTTTAATTGATGGAAGCCAAACTCAAACGCTACTCTTTAGCGTGAGCACTGTCAGTGATCCCAAAAATTTTAAAATTGATCTGTCCGATGCAAGGAATCTGGGAACGGACATTGATGTCTATCTAGACCCAGCTTGCTCTATTCCGCTGGAGAACAACTCCAGATTGATCGGGGTTCCCGGTAGAGATGGTGCAGCCTTTATATATTATGCAGACAGGGCCGACACAATACAAAGCATATATATGCAGCTGACTAGAGAGAACACAAAAGTTCTTGAAATAATTATAGATTAAAGTTCAACCCAAGTATAATTATTTCCATCATAGAAATAAGTATAAAACTTACCATTTGTTGACCAAATTTGGCCAACTTTAGGATCAAGGGGAGGATTGTCTGAAATATAAATCTCAGACAATCCTCTGTATTCCCAAGCTGATGCTTTTTCTATTGGAGACAAATACGTAGATTGCTTTGTTTCATAAATTTTTCCATGAAACAAAACAGTATCAGTTGGGCTATACACATTGTACGACCCATCTCCAAGTTTCTTTTTGTAAGTTCCTTTAAACACAAATTATTTATTTGTCTGGACTTCTCCATTTTCGTCTACTTTAATTACAGTAGACATGTCCGGGTTCATCCATTTTGTGTAATATTCAGCCATGTCATCCGCAACATCCAGTGCAAGCATTACGGCAGAAAATGGAAGCAACGATCCAGTATCCACCTTTGTGTACGGTAGCCATGTTGCAAGACCAATTTTGTAATCTTTCATGTGAACTAATGTTGCTGGATTATTGATAATCCATCCATTGTCTACACGGCGAGCGGGGGCGATAACTTCTTCATTAGTATAAAGTTTAAAATATAAAAGTTCCATAGTTTCCTCAAATATAGTTAACAGTCTTTTTCATTTTAGAGCCACACCCACAGCCATTGCTTGCAGGTCTAGGTGAAGCCGTCTGATTTGTTTGTGAATAATTATTATTAGAATGTCCAAGCTCATCTTGTTCTTTGTTGTGTGCTTGTTCGATAATGTTTCTTTTTACATTATCATAAAGATTTTCAAGACGCTCTTCTTCTAATTTTTGTTCTTGTAGACGTTGTTTGCGGTAGAAGCGAGTGCGAATGACCACTGCATCCTCGTAATCATGATCGTCAAACCAAATTTTAAAAATCGGAATGCTAAACCATTTATTAAATTTTTGTCTTCTTGCTTCACAACCGCAGTTTCCGTTTGTTAATTTGATAATTAAAGATTTTAATCCAGTTTTTCTTGTAAAGAAATCAATCATATCACCTATACGCAGGGAATATGTTTTAATTTCTATCTTTAATGTTCGATTCCATTCTAATTTTATTGCAAAAGGTCGGTAATAAAATAAATGTTTTTTACTTTCTTTTGCTGCCGTTACTAATTCTGGATTAGTAAAATCTAAATTAAAATTTAGTTCATTGGGTACGGAGAAGGTAGTATACCCATTAGAAGTCAAAGAATGATTCCCAACAAATGTATTATTATTAAACACTAATTCGCACCTTTCATGTTATTTAGATGACTTTAGTTATCGTAATATAAATCGCAACGAACATCTGATGTTTCTCCAATGATTTGAATTGGTATAGTATCACTCGGGTCATCGAAGCACCTTGCTCTAAAATCTCCAACTTGTGTTCCCGCATCATCGCTAAAACCTTGGAATGCAATTGGAGCTCCAGTAAATCCATAAGTTAAACCGGGACATTCCAGATTATATGTTGATGGAATTTCTTCGTAAACTCTATACCAAAGATATGGTGGAATTTCTGAAATATTATCTTCTGGTGGACCCGGCAAAGGTTCGTTTCCTGGATAGTAAAGTCCCGGGGAATCTATTCCTGTATTTCCAGCCAATTCGTAGAACATTCCAGATGGCAAAGCGCAACACCATCTACAATTTTCACATACACGTTCTCCGTTTGGGCACCCAAAAGATGAATTGGGGCAATTACCAACGCCAGTTGGATTTGCTGGACTGGTTGGTCCACACCAACACTCAGATGCACTCAACCCCGGAGGAATTCGCCCAGAATAATCTTTAAACGATGCCATTCCTTTTAGCCAATCATCGGTAGCAACAATAGACAAATACATATCTTTTTCATAATAATTTGCCGTTGCAGTTTCATTAAACGTGCCATTTGTTATGACTGGATCACCATAATTACAATTTTGTTTCTGTCCATATGCATGGACCCAGCCGCCGGGACCTATTAAATCATACGGACTGCGTGTCATACACCCACTTTGTGTTGCACACGGATCGTCACAAGGCTCTCCAGCACATAGATTTGTTGAAGGGCAACTCAAATTTCTTTGTTTTGATTGGTTATAGTCGTCCTCTAGCGGTTTTAAATTGGGCCCACCGACATAAACTTTTGGATATTTTAAAACATTTTCAACCGTATATGCATTTATCAAAGCATCCTTCGGGACCATTATTTCATTAAACAGTCTACTAGATGTCAATCCATAAACTTCACCCTCTGTTGGTCTATCGTATCCAACGAAGGCTGGACGGTATGGTAGCGGTGCATCTTTTACTCCATAGTTTTGAGTAGTGGTGTTATAAGCATAGTAATATTCTCTTCTAGCGTATAAAAATCCTGTAATATTAGTTTTAACAACACCACAGCATTCTCCTACATTTAATTGAAAATTTCCTCTACCGTTTAATTTACCAAAAGCCTTGGCTGATTGTATAAAGTAATCTTTATTTGAATTAAACCCGATTCTCCCGGTTATATAACCAAAACATCTTGTTCCAATGTATTGGGCATCTGCATCGCAACTTAATCTATATTGTTGTCTTGTATATGGAGGACATCCACATACATCATCTAAACATTGACATGACACGACATTATTTGTAAAATTTTCATATTGATACGCATAGGGCGAAGGACTTCCATCGCCAATCCAACATATATCTCCGTTTGCATAACATCCACCAAAACTTCTATTTAATGCTACATTAGTATCTTGCAATGTCCCCGCTTGTGTTCCTATACCAAAATCTTCAGGCTTTAATCCGTCTTCATTGTCTATATTTCTTATTAACCCACAACCACCTCCCTTAGCAGGATCATATGAGTGTAGTGGGGTAGCTTGTTGATTTCTTTTCCACGAACCTCTCATCCAATAATACTGAGGTATTCCTGTATAAGAGCGATTTATATCACCTTTTCTGTAGTACACACTACAGGTGTCAGGCTTTGCTACTTGATTATCAATAAAATCCGTGCCCAACAAATGGCAAGGTCTTCCAAATAACCATTTTGTAATTTCCCAACGACCTGGAACAGCTCTAAAAAATGCCTGTGATCTAAAATACTGCGGCAATGAATTGTAATCTTTAAACTGCCAAACTGCATGACCCGGTGAAAAGGAATCTCCATTCCACGTTTGTGCAACTAATCCAGCTGTGTATATTCCAGCTGCATTTCCATAAGTGGAAGTTATGTCCGTGTAATATTTTCCTTCCAGCCCTCCAGTTAAACCAAAATCATACAGACTATTTGTTTTACGTCCTTTTCTAACAAATATTTCTGTGCTGTTAGTGTATGCATTTTCTTTTTTATACAATACTGTAACAGCATTTGGCCCAGCAACAATTTTTTTAATATTGCTGTAATTTTTTCCATAAGATCCTGTCAAGCCATTTATTGGAATGCCGGAAACAGATTCGACCATTTCAGCATGACCCCAAATAACTAAACGATCAGTAGTTCCATCTTTTCTTGCCAAAATACTATAATCTGGGCCACCTTCTATAGCAAATATTTTTTTACTTTGATACACTGTTTTGTTGGCTTCAGTGTAAACGAGGTAGGGAGTGTGGTCTGCATTTGTATCTGAAACAGAAGTATCTTTGCATCCATAAGTAAGACCTCCCAATGACCATTGATCTGCGTAAATTTCACCTGTTGGCAAGAAAACGTCTATAGCGTTAATTCCACTGTTGCCGCTAACATCCGTTTGTGTTGGACCCAAAACAGTTCCATCGGGTTTTACTTTAACATACTGACCCCATATTTTAATATTGTTATCATCAGACAACGCAATAGTATGGTAGTGTCCTGTGGCTACATCTGTAAACACTGGCGTATCAACGCGAATCGACCCAGCATTGCCTCCATCAAATACATAACCCTTTGTATCATTTTCATCGTTGATAAGAGAATCTATTCCAATTTGGTAAAGATAACACCTAATGTCGCAGGGAGATGACTGATTTGATATTCTGTTACACTTAAATTCATTTATGTAAGTGACGCCTGGTATATTGTTTATTCTTTGAGCGTCGTAAAGCCGTTCCCATTCTTCGTTTGTAAAATAACCGGGTTTTGGAAAGTTTTTATAAAAAGTTAAACTATTTGTTGCAACATTTAATTTTTCTGATGATGCTGATGTTGGTTGTTTTACTGCAGATGCCGTGGGGTATCCATATGAAGTTTGTTTATTTGAACCGTCAAGATTACTTGAATCCGGTGTCATGAAAAGAGCGCCATCAAATGTGATGGCTGCACTGTGGTTTACTCCCGAAGCAACATCTTTGTAAATAAAATAATTATTTTGTATTCTACCAACAGCTCCGGGAAGACCCAAAAATGGAATCCAACTTGGAACAAAATAATCAGAAATAAAATTATTTGATTGATAAAAAATACAATGGGGATTACTTCCCCATGCACGAATAGTATAAGCGCTCACAAATCCACTTTGGTTATTAAATTTTCCATAAAATGGTTGATAATTTGAATCACCGTTTTGTCGGAAGTATCCAGAATTTGAAAACAAACTCCGCTGTTGGGCTGAGCCAAAAGCATCTCCCTCGGTAGGGCCCAAAACTCTTCCCTGATTGTAATCTACTAAGGCTACAGCACTAGAACCTTTAGAAGAAACTTTAAGTACTGTTCCATCACTCAAATTAGTAGAACTTGACACAGCTTGAAGTTCATCTGCGTAACTTAAGTGTGCAGGATAGCAACCAAGTTTTGCTACACTGTTAATTACACTCTGTGCATCTGTTCCACAGAATCCGTTTGATTCGTGACCAAAAGCTTGAAGCTTACCAGAATTAGTTGTAGCAAACCAAGTTCTATCTCCACCATCCAAATTAAAAAACTCTAAAGGGTAATCATCTGGTGGAATGAGGTTCGGTGAGTATCCATAATCATTACATCCACCTTCTTCGCAGCCCCACGCTGTCAACCCTGATGTATCTGGTGTCGGATACAGTTTAACTCTCCGTGGAGCCCAGAACATCTGTCCAGGAGCTCTTTGATGTGACTGAGGTCTGATAAGTTGTTTTATATTTTTTGAACTAAAATATGGTTTAATGTTTTCCCATGTTTTTTCTGGCCCACACGCACCAGTCAAAGTATACAAAAAATCTATAAGATTTAAATATCCACTTTTTCCTCCAACCATGATATCATCCATGGAATCTCTGAATGTAACATCTATATCACCTGATGGAAGTTCTTCAACGGCAGTATTATCTAATATTTCAGAAAGTTCATCTGCAACGTCTGGGGCATGGTCTTTTACGCTTAAAATATTATATTTGATCATTTGTTTCAACCAAGTTGAAACAAAATTGTAATCATCAACATCCGATTTAAATATCAGTGGCTCGTTGTATCTGGTTTCTCCATTGCGAACTGTAATATTATAAAAATATTTGTAAAACTGTTCTAAAAACTGTTCACCATCAAAATACTTACCATCAATTTTAATATCATATTTTTGCGACAAAACTTCCATCGCATATATGTCAGCATAAAAAATTGGAACTGTAGAAGATCCATATATTACACTTCGTGGGAAAGATTTCATGGTTTGAAAACGTAAAGCTTCCCGAGGATCGTATGTAAACTTAGTTGGAGCTACTATTCCACCGTAAGGACGTTCATATGGAAGAATAAGTAAACGAGCATGATTGAAGGTCGGTATAGGTGCTGGGCAAAAAAGAACTTTACTGTGATAAGCCCAACATTCAAAGTGGTGATCAATGCCGACCAATCCTACTAATTTATGATATAACAGGTCTTTTTTATTGTAAGCTGTTTTAAACTTTACAGAAGACCATTCCATGTTGCCAGCTTGATTTTTACCAGTTTGAATTATGGTGCTTTTGTATGTTGGTCCTAAAGTTTCATACTCGGAAGGAATTGCACTTCCATAATTAATAATATCATGTGCTGCTGTTGCAGTTCTATTTGAAATTCTGTTTAGATAAGGAGAAACTCCTCTACTAAAACAAGAAAACTGGTAATTGGGATTAAAAAAAGGAAAATCTGGATTAGGTGATGATGAAATAGTTGTATTACAATATGGACCAATAGTTTGTGGTGTTTTTCCAAATCCACTTGCTTTGGGCCAAGCTGCAGCATTTAATCTTTTTACTTCAAAGCTTGGGTCACAATCGCTACCACCAGAAACAGCAGAGTAGGAACGATAACATGTCATACAATTTGCTTCAGTTGTAGTCATTCTTGGCAAGAATGGATCTGAAGAAGGAAAGTAGCCTCCCATGTTTTCTCTTTGAGAAACATTAAATTGTTTTTTAACAGTATCTACTAACCCACCGCTCAAATGTGGGTACGCAAAACACTGGCATGGAAAGTTTCCACGTTCTCTACAAATACAATTTAGACCCCGAGAACAAAGATCATTGTAATAGCTTTTTATGCAACTTGCATCTAGATCTGGACCATTGTTTCCTCCGTTGCTAGACTGATCCCGGACATCCCCGATCACCAGATCACATGCTCTATATGCTTCATTGCCCTCTAAACCTGTTCGTTTCCATCCCTGTCCTTGCGTGACACTTGGATTATAATTAAAAATATATTCTGGGGGATACCAAACTAAAGAACACTGTGAATATCTGTATACCAAGTATAATGGCAATGCTCCGGGAGCTCCTCCATTAAACAAACACATTTCACATTGTACATCCGGAGCTCCTCCACCGCCACCACCCGGCCCACCACCTCCACCACCACCACCGCCACCACCGCCACCATTCGGCCCGGGACCTACGTCCAGTGTAGTCAAAAGACCAATACTTGTATTTTGGTAACTATATTCATTTACATGGTCGCCAACAGACGATCTATAATTTGTTTTAATTGATGGATTTAATCCTTGTTTTAAATCTTCAATTTCATTTGCACTTATAGTAGATCCAGTTAATCCTTTAAACAAAATATTAAGAGTTTCAGCCTGCGGTGGGTTAATATACCCTTTCCAAAAATTTACATTTTGAAATGTAGATCCAATCGCATTGCCTAAGTTATCAGAATAAAATGGAGTACTTAAAACTTCTGTAACATTTTTAAATTGTCCATCAGTGTTTCCAAAATTTGGATCACAAAATTCAATACATTCTTCTCGGCAGTTTTCACAAAAATTAACATTTTTTCCATTGCAGTCTAGACCAACAGGTCGAATGTTTCTTATACAGTCAATATCATAACCATTGTTTTCCAAACACTGTCTACATACACGATTTAAACTTAATTGATCTTTAAATCTTTGATTTGATTTTATTGGACTTAAGGTTTCAATTTTATTTGTAGTCGTATATGTATTTGGATTTTCAGCTACATATAATTCTTTATTTGGAAAAATAAATTGTGATCTACTACCCTTGAATGGAGTAATAAATGTTTTATTAAATTGTTTAAAAATACGAGGAATGAAAAAATCAGAAGACATTATATGTACCTATATTTAACTACATGTTCCGCAAATATTACAACAACTCTCTGGCGTTGAACCCAAGTCACCTATTCTGTTTACTGCAGCGAATAGTGCTCCTTCACCACAAGTATTACTGCCTGAATTGTTTGGACAGTCCACACAATCGCGAGTAAGTGGGCAGCATTCGCATGCACTGAAAGAGTTGGGTGTGCAGCAACAATTGCATGGAATTTCATTTGTATTGGGTTGAATTCTCCAACCACGTTCACGACTTCGTGTTCTTGACGTTGGTCGATTAATTTTTAAAGAAATCAAATCTCCCTGTGATACAGGAACGGCACTGTTCATAAGATCTCCAAAAATTGTAACAAATTGGTCTGTAAGCCAAATTTCACAACATGCACCTTCTGGGCAACAACATTTTCTTGTAAGCATATTTGATCCGTGATATTTAGCTCAAATGAATAACCCCCACCTAAATTTTTAGGTGGGGGCTTGAAAGGCTAAACATTAAAGTTTAGCGGCGCGTGCTGCGCAGACGGTACCGAGACTGCCCATTACGGGTCTCCCGGACGACATCCATACGGTAACGGAGGCGTCCAAAGGCCTCCCGAAGATCGTGCATTGTGGCTCGGATATTGCTGACCTTAAACATTGACCGAGCCTGGCCGGGAGTCAGGGTACGACCCTGAGACATGTAATCAAAAACGCGCTGAATCTTAGACGGACGGGTATTCTTAGTAATTTGCATATAAATTTAAACCTTTCTGCGTATATTGTACCACAAGTGTTTCTTTTGTCAAGCGTTTATGCCAAAATAATTTTTGACTTTTTTAGACTTTTTAAAGATAAATATCTATACTGGAGGTATGAACTTGGACCCAAAGCATAGCCAGTTTATAAACCATGTTCGAAAACACCTCAAAATTTATAATGGAAAATTGATACTGGGAAGAGGCAAATCCATTAATGTGGAGGGGAGCCGATGCTCGGGGTGCTTTGACGATAATGTAATTTGTATACGAGTTGCCATCAAAGCCCCAAATTTTTTAGATGTCCTCTTGCACGAATATTGCCACTTTCTTCAATGGCTTCATAAATCAAAAATTTACAAAATTGCAGATAAACATTGTACAACAGTAGCAGACTGGTTTGACGGAAAAGAATATTCTTCAAAAAAGATTAAAAAAGCATTTTATTGGGTTCGCAAGATGGAACGGGAATGCGAACAATATGCAGTAAAATTAATTGATAAGTACAATCTTCCGATAAACAAAAAAAAGTACATTCGACTAGCAAACTGCTATATCTATACCCATTATTTTATGGAAGAGAAACGAAAATTTTGGATGTTTAAGAAAGATCCCTACAAGAGCAAATTTGTGCAAAAAACCATGCCTAGCAATTTTAAGGCATTGAGTCACCAAACAATCCCTAAAAAAGTTTACAACGCGCTTTTACGCTGCGTCTAACTTTCTTATTTCTTCCCAGCGGTCATTATGGAGAAGATATCCTTTTTGAACAAGTTCTAAAAGAAAATCGTCCATCATCCCGAGGACTTCTTGGTTGACTGGATATTTTATCTCGCCATTCATCTCAATCGGTCCTGTGCCCGATTTGAGACTTTCAGATACTGCCAAGTCGCACTGCTTCACAAGGTCATCTGTATATTCCAATACGCTAGCTACCTGATAAAAAAGATCTTTCTTAGAAAGATCTTCTTCTTTGCGAGCCAACAGACGGATTTCGTAAGTTAGTTCTGGAATTTTCATGTTAGGCGAAGGAGATACTTGGTTTGCTGTAATACAGCAAGCATCTCATCCCTAATATTTAGAAGCTCTGAGTCGTTATCTTTGAGTGAATTTCCCATATTTTCCAAATATTGGACATATTCATCGATCATTTCTTTACATGCACCGGGCTTGTAATTTTCTAATGTTAATTTAAAAGATTCTTTGGCATTAATATTTCCATATTTGCCAAAATAAACTTCAACAAATTGATCAACAAGTGGATCAAGTCCTTCGTATGCTTTACCTAATGCTTTGTGTTCAGCATAGGATTTGGTCTGCCAATGATGAATTCGAAGTGTATTTTGTAAAGTCAATAAAGGAGTTATGATCTGCATAACATTATTTATAATTCCCCAACCAAGATTCGAACTTGGACTAGAAGGACCAAAACCTCCTGTGCTACCGTTACACCATCGGGGAGTGAAAGCCTCGGGTTTATACTCTGAGGCCCAGAGTTTTGTTTGTAATTTGCGAACAATAATTATTCATAATAATACTGCTTGCACATCCCACATTAATGCTTCTGACTGAGCCATACTGGGGAATGTAAACAATATCATCACACATGTTTAATACGTTATCTGGAATTCCAATTTGTTCTTGTCCAAACACCATGAGATAATGTGTATCAGGATCAAAAGAATATTTATTTACATCTGTTGATTCCGGGACATTATCTATTCCAACGATTTTGACTCGTCGTCCTTGACCCACATACTCATTAGTGACATTAACAAAAAAATTGGATAAAGAATTAATATCACGTACATGATGAAAATTAGTGTAATGATGCGTCCCCACAGTGCCGCGACGATCATATTTTTTGTGACCATATATTACTACTTCTTTCGCCAAAAACGCATTAGCATTTCGAATAACGGTTGCAATATTAAAATCATTGCCAATATTACAACAAACAACTGAATAATTAAAACGCTTTGTATCAAGATCTGCTCTAATCGCATCGTCTTTCCAATATGCGTAATGATCGATAATATTCCTAGTTTCCATATTAATCTTCCAAACAAATTATTCCATCGTCGGTGGTGTAATAGATATCGTGAAAAATATCCTTACACCACCGAGAACATACGGGACAAGGCTTGGCGTTACGATAATTACCAAAACGATTAAATCTAAAGTTTAGCAGTACAAGCTTTTTGTCTCTCATGCTGCGAGGAACTTTACGGAACGCATCCAACTCAGAGTGCATTTCAGGGTACTTGTATCCCAGTTTAACACTTTGTGGATGTGTCTTATACTCGTTTTGCCCAATAGACACTATTTCTTTTTTATGAATAATCAAAGAAATATGCTTTTTTTGACGAAGCATTGCCATGGACATTGGCTTTGCGACAGGAACATAGGTTTTAATTATCGTTTCTATATTCAAATCAATCCATCGTCAACTTCAACGACGGCGACGACTTCACCGACTTCGAAGGAGCAACGATGCCCTTATTCAAGGTTGCGTCATACTGTTCCTTGAGCTCATCGACGGGCTCAACGGAAAAAGCAATAAAAGACTTCTTGATCTCAAGACCGCTTGAAGCCTTGGTGTAGATAAGCCAAGGCATGATGCCGATTTGGCCGCGCTCCATCGGAATGAGAACCGCTGGATCCTTGAGAGTAAAAGTGTCATCGTTTTCAGTAAAACGAGCCATAATTTCTTCGCCTGAGTTTAGTCTAAATAGTTTTACGTTCATTGTTGAGTCCTTTTACATATTATATCAACAACAATACACTAAGTCAAAGGGAAACATGAAAAGTTTTAAAACATTTTTATCTGAAGATTTACGAGTAAAATCACAAGAATTAGATCCTACGGATCCTTTGACTCCAATTTATTATGGACTAGTGTCTGCTGAGCACAGAGGTCAGGTAAAAGACCCTACTACATACGATCCTAAATTGGCAATTCGAACAAAAGCAAGACATAAAGATCCTAAAGCAATGTCTACTGCGTATGGTCCGGTTCAAATTACTGGTAGTACAATGAGAGATGCTTTACAAAGACACTCTAAACTTTTTAATCAATCGGGTGCTAAGTATGCCCAAAATTTTGTAAATCAGGCAGATAAATTTGCCAAAGCCAAAAAAGGTGATAAAGTGTATGATTACGGCGGGGCTGGTGATCTTTCACACAGATCATATCATGTTCCTTATCAAGAAGCTGCGCTTGCTGTAATAAAAGGTAAAATGAAAGATGCTGGAATTGATATAACAAAACCACTATCCGACAAAGACTTATCTACAACCATACAAAGATGGCGTGGTGTTCCAGAAACAAAAGACTCTGAATACTATAAAGTCGCCAGAGCGGGATATGCCAAGTACAAGGAAATTGGAAATCAAGTATCCTTTAATCAATCTGCTAGCGCAAATCAACAAGCTTCCGGTGCTGGGATGAATATGGAAGATGATTACTTAAAGGTGCATGGATATGCACAAAGCCCAGTAAATTGGACTGAAAAATATCCTGAAAACTATAGCGTCAAAACGGAACCAATTGGTTCAACCCCAGCGTTGGGCTCTTCTCAACAAACCACACCGGTACGCCGCCAGTCTTCCACTTTGCAAACCGCACCTTCTCGCCCAAATAATACTGGCGGTAAGCGATAATAGCATCAGTGTTCTTGTATGTGTCTGGCATAGCCTGAACAAAAACCGTCAGCTTGCCCTTTGCAATATTGTTTGGAGGGCTATACAGTTCTCTGAACAACATAGCCTCCATTGAATGCGTCTTACCATAACGCTGCTTGTATTCATTGCAGAGAGCATATGCATGCTTCCAAAGCCAAAGGTAGTTGGATCTGCTTGCTCTAGTCCAGATAGAGCAGGGGTGGTTGATCATGGTTGCCTTGCAAATATTTTGCAACTTGCAGACAGAAGTCTTGTATTTTCTTTTGCCAGTATCAACCTGAACTTCTTTGCCGTCAACGACATGGTGTGCCGTAGACAAAAGCTGACATGACTCTACAATCATTTTTACAACATGCTTGTCACACATCATGCGAGCAGACTCAACGGGATCGGCATCCAAAACAAAAATGTTCATGGGTATATTATACCATGAAACTAGATGTGATCAAGAGCCCTTTTGATAGTCTTCTATTCTTTTTAGAATATGGGAAAGACTTAACATTTTATCTGCCAAGTCTTTAGAAGTAATTTTATCCAAAAGATATCCTTCGTAATTTTTTACTGCCAAGCGAGCCTCTCTTAAAAGAATAGCATAAAGGTGTCGCTCAGTTTTTAGATCTTTTGGATCTTCCATGTAATTATTTATTCAAAATCAGTAGTATCATCACGTGTCATCTCAAGTAAGTTGTCTGGATAAAAAGAACTCCACTTTTGCTTTCTTACATTCCAAAGAAGAACTCTTCCATCTGGCAATAAATTAAATGCTGCGTTTCTGACGTGTTCTTCTCCGCTGACTAAATCTTCTTTCAGTGTTCCAGTTATTGTGGTAATTTGTCCATTGACTTTTATTACCATAAAGGAAACAACTCCGTCCAATAGCTCTTCAATAATTTGGTTTGGATTTACGTGATCTGAAATATACAGCTTGCCTTCTTTGGCAATTTTTACATCAACGTATTTGTCTGTTAAAGGATTGAATCCTGGTGAATAATACTTTGCATCTAGATTAAAGTATGCTTCAAAGTTGCCATACCGTTTTGAAAAATACGATGAATACATCATATCTTCTTCCAGTGCACCTTTTAGATTTTCTTCTCGTTGTTCTCTCAGCCCGTATGTAAGTATCTCTTTGCCTTCATACGTTCCATAACCAAAAGTTGTATCGTCAAACCCAAAATCTCTTTGCACTTGCATTGCGGTGCGCTGAGCGTCAATACTTGCAAGTGCGTCTCTTACACTTTTTCTTGCGGGTCTTGCAGCTGTAGGATAATCTTCGTCGGAGGCATGTTCAACTATTTCATACTCTGCCATTAACTTACCTCCATCCTTGCAATTCCATATTTAATTTCTATTTGTTCAATTTTTAATGCTGTGTCTTGTAGTTGTTTTTGAAAATTAAAATAATAATCACTAGGTATGATTACATACACTGAGTGAAAAGGCTGCATTTTTAATTTTTTGATTTTTGAAAACAAAGAAGAAAAATCCTCCGAGAAGGAGGATGGAGTGACAGTAAATACTGTATTTCTTAAAGAATCTTTTTCTTCGATCTTCACATAGTTATTTATTTGACTTAATATCTTTCGTCCGGAGGATTCTCATTTCTCTTTCTCATTAAATTTTCTCTTCTGATTTGAGCAGCAATCATAGCATGTTCAGGCATAAGTCCTTCTCCAACGGAACGACGATTTTTATTGCTACCTCTACCGGAACGACGATTTTTAGTGTCACTAGCTAGTTTTACCTTTGATTTTTTTGGTTTAGCTTTTGGTTGTGGCTTTGGTTCCGGCTCTTTCTTTGGTTCTGGTTCCTTTTTTGGTTCTTCTTTTTTTACAGGGGCCGGAGTGGGAGCTGGTTTATCTGCAGCTTTAGTTTTAGCCTTAACACTTGGTTTTGATTTTGGATTGTTTACTGCCGCTGGCTTTGAAGTATTTGAAGTTGAATCTGGTTCAACTTTATACAAAGGAGTTCCTTTTTTAGGTTGAGGTAAAACTAAACCTCTGCCTGCGATTGCTTGTACTTGTAATTTCATTTCTCCCGGAGTTGGAAGTTTCTTACTAAGGACACCTTCCAGAGTCTTCGCTGCATTAAGTGCTTCAGTTTCTCGTTTGGAGCCTTCAGGTGGAATTGCAGGGGTAGTTGGGACAGATCTACTTGCAACATCTTTTGCATGATTCATTGCAATAGTTTCATCTGAATTTTCTGGATCCGAGATTGCTGCTGCACGTGCACTATTTAAAGCTGCCTTAGCTTCTAGATCCTTAATTCTTGCAACATTTAATTGAGCTTCTCTTTGACCTTTTGCTCTAGCACCAATTGCTTCTACGCTGGCCAACTGTCTTGCAGTTTCTGCTTCGGCACCAGTTGCTGCAACCTTAGCGGCGGCAGTTGATTCTCTTGCAGCAGCCATTCTATCTGCTGCCTCGGCTCTAGCTTGTGCTGCTCTAGTTCTCCCTCGTTCCCCAAGCGCTCTTATTGCTGCGGTCTGTCTACCTGTTTTTATTTTCAATTCAGATTCTGCAGCCTTTTGTCTCATTATTTCTTCATTGCCAGCAGCAAGCCCCTGTCCAAGAGCAAATATTGCAGACATAAAATCTTTGTGCTTGCCTTCTTTTAAAAAAGAAGAAACGCTGCCAGTACCATTTAAAACAGATTTGGACAAATAATGTTGTTGAAAATTATTCATTACATCAATCCCATGCTACGCATTTTTGCTTCAGCGGCGGCAAGCTGTGCTGCTGTCATTCTTGGATCTGTTACTACACGCACAACAGTATTTTCTCGCCTTGATCTAGCCTCTGATTTTCTAGCTTTTTTAGCTAGTTTTGATTGTTGTTTTCTATCCAATCTTTTTTGTGCAGCTGTCTGTCTTCTATCTTTTCCTTTTTCTGCCTTTGTAAAGGCTTCCCCTGCTTGTCTTTCACTAGTAGTATGTTCTCTTCCAAGTCTCTTTTGTTCAATATCCTCGGCAGCACGTCTTTCTTCTGTGGCTCTATTCTGTGCTTCTGTATTTAAAGTGTCTTGACGTTGTTGCTCTTCTTTCTTTGCTTTACGGTACATACCAACACCGGTTGCAATTGCAGGAGCAGCGATTGCAGCACCAGCAGCCAAGCCACCGAGAATTTCAAAAAATTCTCTAAGTTGCTTGTCAGTCATTTTTTCTTGATCTGCAATGGCATAAGCTTCAGTCAAAAGTTTATCGTTAATTTCAACTTTTGCTAGGGCTTCTTGAAAAGATTTTCTATTATGAGGATTTGGCATAAAAATATTTATATTTTTTACTTGACAAGGTTTTGGAAAGGTATTACAATTTACTCAAAGGATCCTTTAAAACTTATTTTAAATAATACCTAAAGAAGTATCTTAAAGTATCTTTAAAGTTATATATTGTAATTTTTTAATATCTTCATTATACCAGCAATTTCTTTCTGGGCATAATAATTACCTTTTGATCTGGCTTGTTTCTTTAAAATTTTAGAATACTTTTTATTCAATTTTAAAGATGCATCTCCTAAGTTGAGTGCACTTTCACTGCCAACCAATAGATATTCTATTAAATATTTGAGAGAGTTTCTCATATAAAATATATATCCTTTCACACTAGACGCAAAGTACATACGGCTGTATAATATAGCAATGAAAGTTGGAAGTCTATTTTCTGGCATTGGTGGATTTGATCTAGGATTTATTAATGCTGGTTATGAAGTCTCATGGTGTGTAGAAAAAGACACTTTTTGTCAAAAAGTTTTGACAAAGCACTTTCCAAATACTAAAATTTGTGATGACATTACTCAAGTAGACCCAACCACACTGGATAAGATTGATGTCCTTGTGGGTGGGTTTCCTTGTCAAGATATATCGATAGCAGGTAAAAGAGAAGGTCTACAAGGAGCAAGGAGCTCACTATTCTATGAGTTTGACAGATATATTCGGGCAACCAATCCCCGGTTCGTCGTGGTCGAAAATGTCCCAGGACTGCTCTCAAGCAATTCAGGACACGACTTTGCTTTCGTCCTCAATGAAATGGTCGAAAGGTGGGGTGCTAAATCTATCGCGTGGAGAATACTGGACAGTCAATTCTTTGGAGTTCCCCAAAGACGCAGACGAATCTTCTTTGTCGCAGATCTTGGAGGAGACTGTGCCTCAGAAATATTGTCTCTCTCCGACTGCAGCGCAGGGAATACTTCGCCGAGCCGCAAAGCGGGGAAAACAGTTACCTGCACCCCTGCAGGAATCGCTGGAACATGTAGCAGTAAATGGGCAAAAGGCACCGGGGGACCAGCCGGAGACGAACATTACAACCTGATCGTCTATCGGTGGCAAAATAGCAAGGAAGGGCTGGTAAACGACGGTACCGTGGCTACTTTGAGAACCAGCATGGGAACTTCAGGGTTTTCGGAAGTAAACCACCCTATAGTCCATGCTTATTCAATAAGGGAGGATGCCAGTGCAAACACATTTAGTGCCACTCCAGTCACGGTATCCAATGCTTTGACTTCACTACAACCCAGCGTTCAAAGCCACCACGCACAAACTTTTATTGCAGCGCCTAGCGTAGTGAGAAGATTGACCCCACTTGAATGTGAAAGATTGCAGGGATTCCCGGACAATTGGACGGAAGGGCAATCAGACAGCCAGAGATATAAACAACTCGGCAACGCTGTAACAGTCAA